TAGAAATATCATTCATCGTATTCACAAGCGTTAAAAAAATTAAATTTAATTGCTGGCGAGTTAAATAGATTGAATGAGAATGAACAAGGTACTGAGTTGTTTGGTGAACAAAAAAAATTCGTTTTAAAGACACCAACATCATCAGCTCCCGCACCAGCTCCTGAACCAATGGCACCCGCACCTGTGGCGCCGGCACCTGAACCAGCTCCTGAACCTATGGGAGATGAGTCAATGCCTGAACCACCAAGTGATGATATGATGCCAGATGATATGGAAATGGACGAACCATCAATGGACGAACCAATGGGTGGTGAAGGAGATGAAGGTCCTGTAACATTGAAGCAAGTTCAAAAATTAACAGGTAAATTAGGTCAAAAATTAAGAGCTTACGCTTCTGAACAAGAAATGACTTCTGAAGATGTTAAGTATGTTCTTAATTCTATCTTATCTGCTGTTGATTTAAATCTTTTGGATGAAACTGATAAGGAAGATATCTTATCAAGATTTGAAGGAGAGGAAGGTGGTGAAGAAGGTTCTAGTTATGATGAAATTGGTATGGAACCAACTGAACCTGATACTTCTGATATGGATATGGGTGGCGAAATCACTGCTGAACCTGAAGTAGGTGAAAGCGATGGTTACAAATCTAAGATAAACGCAATTATGGACGGAATGTTCAACGAATCTAAAGTTGATAAAATTTTATCTAAATATTTTGTTGAAACACCTGAAGAAAAGAAAATGAATGAATCTAAAAAGGTTCAAACTTATATTAAGAAAAAAATAAACAAAGTTAGTGTGATGGAAGAAGTTAAAAATCTTTCAGAAACTATTGAACAAGAATTAACATCTGAGTTTATCTTAAGAGAAAACGAAAATGCTAAATTCATTGGTAAAACTAACTTGAAAAACTTAATATTTGAAAACGAGGGAAAACAAATCAAGGTTTCTCCTAAAGGTGAAATTCTATGAACCGTTTAGTTTTCGTAAATGAGTTGGGACCAAACTTTAGAGGTGACAACCTTTATGAGTTTATATTCTCAGATAACGAAGACGTAAGTGGCGAAGATTGGGAATCATCACCAGCAGGTGGAAATCCACAACCCCCTCATATAGATTATATAACGAAAGTTGGAGTTCTAAAAAACGATAAAATAAAACTTAACGTTGTTCAGAACTCTGACTTTTTTTCTTTCTATGATGCAGTTGACAAAGTAATTGCATTATCATGGGAAGACATTGAAAACGAATATTATAATGAAGAAGACACAAGATTGGTTTTTCATTATGGTGACAGTGAAGAAGATGTTATGACAAAACTATATGAAAGGGATATTATATTAACATTTGAAAAAAATTTAACACATGTCTAACATTGGTGCAAAAATAGAAAAATTAATAAGTAATGGTTTTACTTATAACACCCTAAGAGGTTTGAATGAATCTCAAATTGGGTTATTATATTCAAGATTGGTTGAACAACCAACAAATCCTAATTTAGAAAAAAATATTCAAGGTTTGGATTTACTGAATAAAAAATTAACTGATGTTGAACTTAAAATGAAAAAACTAGGTTTAACCGAAAAAAATATAGATGAAGATGATTTTGGATTAGATGCTGACCAAGATTATACAGGACAACAAGGTTCACATGACGAATACCAATCGGCAGATGATGGTATGGATGATGATACATCACCTGAAAATCACAATAGAAAAATGGTTGGTGAAATGGAAATGACTGAGAAGTTTCAATCAAAAGCACAACAAAAATTATTTTGGGCAAAATGTGAAAATTCAAGAACTGACAAAGCCAAGAAAAAATGGTGTAAATGGGCAAAAGAATTTTCTGACAAGACTGATTTCAGTAAATTACCTGAAAAAAAGAAGAAAGATGTTAAGGAATTGGAAGAGAGCTTGACAAAGTTAGTTGAAAAGCATATACCTGAACATATCACTAAGTCTAAATTAATGGAAATGTTAGAAGGTTCAACAAAATCAGCACCGGCACCGACAAAGGTTCCAACAGTAAAACCTGGCGAAAAAGTTAAACAACCTGGTAAGAAAAATCCATTTAAGATTGAACCGGCACAAAAACCAAACCCAAAGGCTGAAATGACTGAAGCAGGAGTTGGAGCACCTGCGCCAACAAAGGCACCTGTTAAAACACCAACAAAAACACCAAGTAAAGCGCCTAGTAAGAAAAATCCATTTAAGATTGAACCTGCACAAAAACCAAATCCAAAAGCTAAAGGACCAAAATGGTTGAGCTATAATACATTCACCTCAATGGGTTATAATTTAAAATAATGAAAAACAAAAGAAAAATATTTGAAGCACCAATTGACGAACCTACAGGTTTTAGAATCAACCCTGATTTAAAAAGTGCAATTGAAAGAGGTGAAACACCACTTTCTAATAGTCCATTTATCCCTAAAAAAGGTGAAGGTGATAGACAATCATTTGAAGAAATTGCGGCGTCTAAAAGATTTAGAGATGTTGTAACAAAACTTGAAAGATATTTGGGAATGAATGTTCCTAACAATATGGGAGGTCTTCAAATGATGATGATGAGATTGTTTGGTGAGGTTAGTCAATTTGAAAGTTCAAGAAGACAAGAACTTGAGCAATTAGCAAAAGACTTAGTTTCAAGAGAATTAGTTGACCCAAAATATGCTGAATTTATACAATTTGACCCTAAGTTAGTTGGTATGGGTGAGGCGGGAAATGAAAATTTCCAAGCAGAACCTGAAGAATTTTCATCTGAAGATATTGAATTAGCTTTTGAAGATTCTGGAGAAGACTTAGAAGAATTTGTAGATGCGTTTGAAAACTTTGATTATATGGTTGCTAAACGTAGATTTATGAACGCAATCATTCAAGGAGCGGCTAAAAAAGGACACTTTATGTTTGAATTAATCAGAGATTCATTGGAAGAAATGGAACCTGGTATTACTGACAAGTATGGTGCTTTGATGGCTATGAATGATTACCTATATTGGTTATTACCACCTGAAATGGTACAACAAATGGCGGCTGCAGGACAAAACATGGGTGGTTCTGAAGAAGTTGAAATGGAACAAGATGAAGATGGTGAATACACAGGTAATTTTGTTGTTAGAGCGAAAGCTGTTATGTTCCCAATTTTGGTTCATGAATTAATTAAAGGTTATTATGATATTTTAGGTGCAGCATCTTTACCAACAGACCCAATTCAGGCTCAAATGGTAAAACAAACTGCTGATACATTAGTTAATGAAATATTTGATATTATTACTGGTACATATTTGTGGGAAAAATTGTTAGAATCATATCCAGCAAAAGTATTGGAAGATAATATGAAAATTGTTCAGAGTTTAATCTTTAGAGAATTTTCTAAATTACCAAAAAACAAATTCACATCTTTAGCACAAAGAGTTAATAAAGGCGATGAAACTGCGTATACAGAAATGGAACGTATTGCAGACCAAATCATTGATGAACTAAACAAACAAGATTTAGAAGAAATTTTGGGTAGTTCAAATTATGAAGATGACGACGATGATATGGGTTATCCACCATATAGTGATGATGATGACGATGATGATATTGATTTGAGTTTCTTAAGTGATTTAGGTATAGATACTCCGCCAACTAAGTAACAGAGTATTTATAAGGGATGAGTATCACAAAAGAACAAGCCCTTATTGAATACGCCAAGTGTGTTAAGAACACTCCTTACGCCTTAAGAACCTATTTACAAACGTATGACAACACACAGTCAAAATACGTTCCCTTAGATTTATTTCCTGACCAAGAAACATTAGTTGAAGATTACGATAACTATGAAGAAAACATCGCCTTAAAATATCGTCAAGCTGGTGTATCCACCGTTACCGCGGCTTGGGCATCTAAAAAAGTTGTTTTTGCTAACAAACAGAAACCTGAAAAAATTCTTGTAATTGCAAACAAATTAGATACAGCGGTAGAATTTGCTAATAAAATTAGAGGATTTACTGAACAATGGCCAAATTGGATGGGAGTATCATTTTCATCTGAAAAGAATTCACAAAGACATTTTAAGTTATCAAATGGGTGTGAGGTTAAGGCGGTTGCAACATCACCTGATGCACTTCGTGGTTATACCCCTACCGTGTTGATATTTGATGAGGCCGCGTATATTGAAGCCAATGATGATTTCTGGGCGGCTTGTATGGCATCATTATCTACAGGTGGTAAAGTTATTGTTATTTCAACACCTAACGGATATGATGCAATTTATTATAGTATCTACGAACAGGCGGTCAAAGGAATGAACAGCTTCAAAGTAACTGAAATGTTTTGGTGGAGAGACCCAAGATACACCAAAGATTTATATTTTATTAAAGTAAAAGATTTAATCCATTATTTTTTAAATCGTGATGAATACCCAAATCCTGAAATTATAAGTTTTGATGGTGTCCCAACAAGTCAAAGAGATTTTGGTGAATTTAAACGATTAATGGACGATGGTTATAAAGTAAGTTCAAGTTGGTTTGAAACCATGGCTAAAAAGTTAAAATTTGATAAGAGAAAAATTTCTCAGGAATTGGAGTGTAACTTTTTGGGTTCTGGTGATAACGTATTTGATGCACAGTTAACTGACAAAATTAGAACTGAAATGGTTCGTCAACCTGAATCAAAAATGGTTCAAAATCAATTATGGATTTGGAAAGAACCTGTTGTTGGTCATAGATACATTATGGGTATGGACGTATCAAGAGGGGATTCTGAAGATTTTACATCATTTCAAATTATTGACTTTGATGAAAGGGAACAGGTTGCCGAGTATGTTGGAAAATTACCTCCTGATGTCGCAGCGGAAATCGCTTATAAGTGGGGAAATTACTATGATGCGTTTATTGTAATTGATATTACGGGTGGTATGGGAGTTTCAACCTCAAGAAAATTACAAGAAATGGGGTACAAGAATTTATATGTTGATGGAATCAATTATGGTAATATTTGGGAATCAACTGTTAAGTCAAATGAAAAAATACCAGGTATTAACTTTAACTCAAAAAGGGTTCAAATTATTGCTGCATTTGAGGAAGCGTTAAGACACGGTTTTAAATTATATTCAGCAAGATTACTTGGTGAAATGAATACGTTTGTATACATGAATGGAAGACCTGACCACATGAAAGGACATCATGATGATTTAATCATGTCAGTATCAATGGCATTATATGTTGGACAAACTGCTTATAACCAACTTGAAAAGGTTAATGAGCAGACCAAAGCGATGTTAAGTTCTTGGACCGTGGCAGATGATAGTACAAACAGGGAAATTACACAATTTAATCCAGGAATGCCGGTGTTATCACCAACAGGATACAACGATGCTTTTTCATCAAATCCAACAAAAAAGGATTATGAACAGTATTTATGGTTATTCGGTAGAAGATAAAGTTTATTCATAAAAAAAAGATACTATATTTAAAAGGATGGCAGACAATTTCACCATATGGCAACGACTTACTAAAGTCTTTGGTCCCGACTCAACTTTGGGTCAACAGCCTCCAGTTTATAAATTTGATAAGAAAGAATTATTAAAAACCACAGATAAGCAAGAATTTGAGAAGGAGAAACTCCAAGCTCAACAAACAATGTATCTTGGTCAACAGTGGGGTAAAGTAGAAAATAATTTATATTCTCAGGCAATTTATTACGAACCAACAAGATTGGCATCATACTACGATTATGAGAGTATGGAATATACACCCGAAATTTCAGCTGCACTTGACATTTATGCTGAAGAATCTACAACAACAAATGAAGATGGACATATTTTACAAATATATTCAGAATCAAATAGAATTAAGGGAGTATTAGCAGATTTGTTCAATAACAGATTGGACATCAACACCAACTTACCAATGTGGACAAGAAACACTTGTAAGTATGGTGATAACTTTGTTTACTTAAAATTAGATTCTGAAAAAGGTATTATGGGTTGTCAACAACTTCCAAACATTGAAATTGAACGTTTGGAACGTGGTATGAAGATTAAACCATCACATAATACAACTGAAGATGCTAAATCTTTGAAATTCGTATGGAAAGTAAAAGACATGGAAATGAATACTTGGGAAGTGGCACACTTCCGTTTGTTGGGTGATGATAGAAAACTTCCTTATGGTACATCAATGTTGGAAAAAGCAAGACGTACTTGGAAACAATTATTGTTATCTGAAGATGCGATGTTGGTGTATAGAACATCAAGAGCACCTGAAAGACGCGTATTCAAAGTTTATGTTGGTAACATGGATGATAAGGATGTTGAACCATATATCCAAAGAATTGCTAACAAATTTAAAAGAGACCAAGTTGTTGACTCTAAAACAGGAAACGTTGACTTAAGAATGAACCAAATGGCGGTTGACCAAGATTATTTTATTCCTGTTCGTGACCCAGCACAAACAAGTCCAATTGAAACATTAGCGGGAGCTCAGAACCTTTCTGAAATTGCCGATATTGAATATATTCAAAAGAAATTATTAACAGCACTTCGTGTACCAAAGGCTTTCTTAGGTTTTGAAGAAGTTGTTGGTGACGGTAAGAACTTAGCGTTACAAGATATTCGTTTTGCGAGAACCATCAATAGGATTCAAAAATCTATGATTCAAGAATTAAACAAGATTGCGATTATTCACTTGTTTATTTTAGGTTTTGAAGATGAATTAACAAACTTTACATTAGGATTAACTAACCCATCAACTCAAGCTGATTTATTGAAGATTGAGAATTGGAAAGAAAAAATCCTTCTTTATAAAGATGCTGTTTCCGACCCTGGTAACGGTATCCAAGCAGTATCAACAACATGGGCTAAAAAACACATTCTTGGATTTTCTGATGAAGAAATTAAATTGGATATTCAACAACAAAGAATTGAAAAAGCGGTTGGTGCTGAATTACAAAAAACACCTGAAGTCATTATTCACACAGGTATCTTTGATAATATTGATAGATTATATGGTAAAAAACCTGGTGAAACTGCAACACCACCTGCTGAAGGTGGAGAAGCAGGAGCACCACCATCAGGAGGTATGGGTAGTTTAGGTGGATTAGGTGGAGGAGGTGAAGACTTAGGAGCGCCACCAGAAGCACCTGAGGCACCTGAAGCACCTGCAGGAGGTGAAATAACACCTGAAAGTAGAATGAATGATTTGAATT